GTCTGTCGTCCACGAGAAACTCCTCACGCTAGTGGCCCAACGGGTGTCCGACGGCAGAGTCCTGCGCCTCATCGAGGCGATGCTGACAGCGGGCAGCTGCGGAGAGGGCCATCTCAACGATCCGGATTCAGTAGGGCTGTTGCTTGAGAATGACCCGGTAATCCCGGAGGGCATAACAGACCCGCCCATTCATGGTGCTCTCAAGCGAATTCGTGCAGCTAAAGCGCGACTATCAAAATAGGTTCAGGTTGCGTGTCGCTTTTGACGTGAAGGCGTCCCTGCCATGGGACAACTCATAGGTGGCCACCCGGACAGCCGGATGGGTTACTAGGAACCGGTTGTGCAAGCTGACAGCAGGTGATCTACCGAGCCGCGTTTAGTTCAGCTCACCGCGATCAGTAGGTGATCTTGCTCCGCTCGTCACGTTGAAAGTGCTAACACGCACAGGTTGTGATCCCGATGGGTGGTGGCCTGTCTGCCCCCTACGCGACGGAACAGGAATTAAATGGGCTGCAGCAGGGAATCAAATCAGCTCATCAGGGAAACTTCTTTCCGGATCAAGGAACCTCGATCGCTCGTCCCGGCCCGATGCCACGGCCGGTCCGATTGTCCCGGCCGAGGAGTTTTCCAGCAACCATGGCCGCGCCGGTCATCTCAAGCGCGAGGATTCCGCGAGCCTGACGCGGCGCCGCGGACCGACCGAGGACCATCAATATCTGCTCATTCAGCGGCCGCAACATAAACTGACCGCTGTCTTACTCGGTTCCTTCGTCCTCGTTCTCGTCCTCGTCCTCGTCCTTCCGCAGTGCCGGGCTCGGTGGCGCGATCGGGATGGGCGGGAGCGGCACCCCGCCGGTCCGCTGCAGATTAGGCGCCTGAACGAGATCGGTGAAATCATCGAACTCGTGCAACATCGCGTTGCGCGTGTCATGATCGGCGTTGCGCTGGGTGAGCGCACGCTCGAGCCGCGCACGCAGGAAGCTTCGGATCTCCGTGACTGGCCGCACCGGCTTGCCATCGACCAGCCGGAACAGATATCGCACTTGGCGCAAACCTTTGGGATTGGTGAATTTCTCGCCGGTCAGAGATATGACGTCTCGTTCGAACTGATCGGCGAGGCCATCGGCATGTTCCCAGCTCTCCCAATCCTTGCACTCGATGCGGGTGCCGTCGCGCAATGTGATATCGTACTCGCGTATCCTCGCCCCGATCTCGACCGGGGCCTCGATACTGGCGACCCGTTCGGCGCCGCCGATGTAGCGGATCACCTCCATCTGGAACAGACCGCCGCGGAATTTGCCAGTCGACGCCGACATGTCGGCCAGCATCTGGCGTGTGCCGGGGACCTTCAGCTCCATCAATTGGGCGAAGGTTTCCAATGCGAAATTTCGGTCCGCGACGCGGAAGCGGCCCCTGCGCATCGTACGGAGCAGCTTTGGAAAGTCGATCGCGGGCTCGCCGGCCCGGGCCGCGAAGACCAGTGCACGGTATTGCGCGACACCCATCCGGCGCAGGTTCCGCGCCTGCCACAGGATGTCCGCCAACTCGGTATCGGAGATGCCGCTCAGCTCGCCGGCGCGAATTTGGTCGATCGCGCCGGGACCCAGCCGATCGCCGACATTCTTCAGAATGTTCTTCGCGAGCTTGTCCATTGCGGCGCCGGCCTCGCGCTCGGCGCGGATGATGGCTTCCTCGGTACTCCTCAGCGTCTCCGGCCGCGTCGTCTGCGTCGGGCGCAATCGACGGACGGCGTCAAGCGATGCATGCCGCACACCGAGCCGACTGGCGCGCGACAGCAGGGCTTGCTGACGCGTCTGCAATGCGAGCTGCTGCTCCACCAAGGTGGGCACTTTCGGCGCCCCGCCGGTCCCCGCCGGCGCCTTCACGTTCTCCGCCGGGACGAACACTAGTTCGCGTGTCTCCAGGCCCGGCACCTCGACGCGGATCGAGCCGTCCTCCGCGACGTGCACGCGATCCGCGCCATAATATTGGCGAAACCGCTCAACGCCGGCGGCGCCGCCCTCATAGGTGAATACCGATTCGCTGCCCTCGACCGGAACAATGCGCTGCTCCGTCAGGAACTTGGCCTGCTCGATGCCGGTCAGCGCCCCCTCGATGTCGGCGAGCTCTTGCCCCGCTTCCGCCTCGAGTGCTTTGGCATCACCGCGATTGCGGAAATTTTCACGCAGCTTGGTGCACAGATCGCGTTGGGTCTGCAGCAGCTTGGTGGTCTCTTCGGTCAGACCTGGTGCGTCCCTCGCCGATGCTTGGGGCCGCAGCAAAGTCGAAACGAGGTTGCGCTGCAAGCGGGCGACATCGCCTTGAAGGTTGGTAATCTCTATTTCGTAAGCGCCCAGCCGTTGCGAACGCGCCCACATCCTGCCGCTGGCCATCAGCGGACGGGACAGGACTGAGGCACCTTCCAGCAGCGCCACCGACAGCAGGTTCTCGTAGGCGAACAGCGCGAAATCGCCGGTCGATGAAAAGCCCTGGCCCGAAGCCAAGCGTTGCACGATCCCGATGCCGAGGGAGGCGGCCCCGATCCCGGTGATGCGCAGCGCTCCCGCCGCCCGCTGCGCACCGCGGGACGCGGTGAACGCCTCCTCGCCGATGAGGCCGGCGACAAAGCTGCGCGCGCCCGCCGCCAGGAGCGTGTTGAGAAACCGAAAAGCGCCAAAGGTGGCAATGTTGATCGCCGCGTGACCGACAACCTCGCCGACGCTGTCCCAGTGGCCCTCCAGTGCGCGCGTACGAACTTCCTCCAGCGCCGTGAAAACCGTGCCGCTGACCACCAGTTCGGTCGCGACAAACGCCGCGCTGCCTTCGGCGAACAGGTACCCTGCCACGACCGCGCCGATCTCCTCGGCGACGAGGATTAAGACGATGGTGACGACCACCAGCGCCGTCACCTTGAGGACGCGGATGACCCTTTCGTCGTTTGCGATGTGATGCACGCGGTTGGCGTACATCTGCTCGGCGAGCGAGGAGAATGCCAGCGGCCCGGGATCGAGCGGATCGGGGAACCAGCCGGAGGTTTCGTCGCGATGCGGGAAACGCTTCGGATCCAGCAGATGGAAGCCGAACTCGCGATAGACCTGCGCGCGAATGGTGTCGCCGAGTTCGCCTTCGAGCCACAACGCCCAGACCTCGCCGTTGCGCAACTGCTCGGCCGCCTGCTCGAGCCCGGTGACAGTGTCCTGCGCCCAGCCCATCAGCAGGTCGAGAGACACCCGGTAGGTATGGGGGACCTTCTCAAGGTGCGTAAAGCGGCCGGAACCCCTGATCTCTAATTCCTCTACAGTTACGCTCCCTTCCAGGCCCAGAGCCACGCGCGTCGCGTTGCCGCGGTCACTCAATATCTCTATGACGTGGCTGCGCAGGCCCTCCGGCACCCCGATGAATGCCACTGCATCTTTGCGTTTTTGCTCATCCAGTTGGGGAAATCCGAGCACAAAAACGCGCATACGCTCGGCGTCTTCGGCGAATGGGCGTAACTGTTCGGCGCCGGCGACGATGCGCTGCAATGCCAGGTTCTGCGCGCGCACCTGGACTTCATTGTAAATCGCGCGGCTGACCGCCTGGGCGAGGGCGCCGTGCTTGCGCAGCGCCTCGACGAACGCTGGGTTGTTCCGCTCCCGATCGCTATTGGCGTACAGGTAATAACGAATGTCGTCGGTGGATGCGAACCGGTTATAGAGCTCGACCTCGTTCGCGCCCGTGTCGGCAAACCTGACGACGCTCTGAAAGAATTCGTCGCGCCCGTGAAAATAGCGCTGATCGATGTCGTGCGTATGGCCGACGCCGCTCACACGCAGCAGTACAAAACGATGTTTTGGCTCGGTATCGAGCAGAAATACCTGGCTGCTGGTCATTGTGTCGAGTTGCGCCCAACGGGCCAGCGCGGCATCGTGGGTCAGCGATTTGCGCCCGAAGGAGTGCTCGCCGATGCGATACACCTCGGCCTCCTCAAAGTCGCCGGGCGCACCCGAGCTCGCGAGGAATTGGTCGCTGTAATAGCTTTCGGCGAATTGGTGGAGATCGACCAGCCGGCCGTTCTGATAGATCCCGGTGATGCGCCAACCGCTGCGCCGCCGCTCCGCATCCCAAGCCACTTCCGGAAGATCTTCGGCATCACTGCGCACGACCGTCGCGAGGCGCTGCAGCTCGTCCTCGTCGATTTGCCGCGCCACGAAGCGACCGTAAGTGGTCTCGATGCCTATGAATGATTCGTTCGGGTGCTGTTTGATGTAGGCTTCCATCTCCGCCCGTGTGGCGAAAGCTGGTTGGCCGCGGATCACCTCTTGCTGCTCTTGCTCCTTGATCTCGCTCTGACGTTCGTCAGGGGCTTTATTCGGGTTCGGGGAATCTTTCAGGGGATCCAGCAAATCCGGCGTTGGCGGAATAAGCGGCCTGTCTTGCGGAAATTCGGGGTTTATCTCCGGCTTATAGAATTCTCGGGCGCGATAGGGCAGTTTCGTACGCTGAAAGTCTTTCTTATTCGGCGCGAGCGATCCGGGGTCGGAGGCGGCGGTATTGACCTGCAGGGTGCCAGGAAAGCGAAAATCATAGGAGAACAGCCGGTAGAAATGCGCCTTGAAGATCTCGTCGCCGGCGTCTTCGACCGAGCGGTCCAGTTTCGCGTTCACGTCAAAATCAGCAGTAATGCGCAGCCCCACCGCCTCTGTGTCGGCTGATTCGTTGACGACGATTTCGATCTTCGGCGTGTCGCGGTGCGCCGGGTTCCATTCCAGCCGCACCCATCCCCGTCCGCCAATCTCGAGTTCGGTATAGCCGCGACCGGAGTGTTGCTTCAGACCGGGCCGTAGCTCGGTGACGATCTCGTCCGGCTGACCAGATTCACGGCGTCCCAGGAAGGGCTGACCCAACGCGCTTTGCTGCGCCACATGCGCCAGCTCGTGTGAGACCAGTGCACGGCCGGCATTGGTATCGGGAGCATATTGGTTTCGTCCGAACACTAAATGCGGGCCGAACGCATAAGCTCGCGCGTTGCGGGCCGCTGCCGAATGCCACGCCATCGCGTCGGTATGGACCCGCACCGTGGCGAGCGAGATGCCGAACCTCGGTTCGAAGAAGGAGCGCAGACCGGCATCCAGTTCTTGGCCCGGGCCGGCAATGGCCGCCGCCATGTCGGGCGGGAGAGCCGCTGAGCGCGTTGCTCTCGTCAGCGAGGACAGTGGCGCATCGGTCTTCCCGCCCTTGGGCTCCGCATCTGCCGGACCGGCAGCGGCGGTCGAACCCGACATCGATACGCGGTCAGCGAGCCGTTCGGCATCGGCCTCGGTCGCGTCATCAGCCTCCCGCAGGTGCTGCACCGGATGCTCCCCGGCTCCCTCGCCCCGGGAGGAAAAATCGCGCAGCCCAAAGCGCGCGCCCGAACCCGGCTCGGTACCGAATGCGGATGTCTCTTGGAGCGCGAGATGTTGCGCAGACATCTGCGCATCGGGCGACAAGCCGAGGCGCTCTGTGACCGGTTCCATAGGGCGCCGGTCGGGGCGCGGGCGCGTCGTGAGTTGCGCGAGCAGGCGGGCGGTCGCCTGGTTGCCGATGCTGCGCTGCAGCCGGCGGATTTGCGCGGCGAGGTCGAAACCGGGCGCCAAGCCGCCTTCGGCCCGGCTCTCGGGGCGCCGCTCGTCACGCTCCGCCGCCGGCGCCTTGTCTGCTGCGAGCTTGGCCGCGGACCCCTGCATCGCGCGGGAACGCTACGCCGGTGCCGCCTCGGCCGTTCAGAGCGATCAGGGCGTGAAACCGATCGCCTGGACGCCAACACCGGGGCGGTCGGGCTCTGGGGTGACGCGGTTGCTCAAATCGCGCACACGGATCTGGGCGATTCCTTTATTGCCGATCCGCATCAGCGGATCGACAGGAGCTTTCAGCAGGCCGGAGAGCGGGATCTTGACGTCGAATGTCTCACCGGCGAGGCGGCCCTCCAGCTCGATGTACCAGTCCCTGGTGTCCGGGAGGGTGCGCGGCTTCGGGACCAGACTGAAATTCTCGGTAACCCCGCGGGACCGACCGATTTCGATCCAGCCGACACCGGCCTGCGCCGGCAACACGTCCACGGCGTACGCCCGCAGATCGGCATCGAATTCGACGAACACCGTCACCTGCTTGGCGTGGATCACTTGCCCCTTGATGTCGAACTCGGCCGACCCAAGCCCGCCAAGCGCCAAGAAGTCGGTCAGCGGCTTGCGCGATGGGTCGCCGAGCGCCTTCGACGGATCCACGTGCTTATTGGCCCCGGGCGTGGCCTCCCGCCCCTTGGTGAACCCCACCACCTGGTTGACGAACACCATCTTGCCGAAATCCGGCGGGGTCATTTTGGCGACGCTGGCTCCGCCGGCCACGATCTCAATAGTCGGCGTGGCGGTCAGCGGATAGGTGAAGACCTGGGTGTAGCTGGCATCGAGGTTCCACTTCAGCGGTCCGGACGCGGTCGCGCCACCCGAGGGCCGCACCTGAATTCCGGCGCTGTGCTGCGGGTCGACAAGGTAAACGTTGGAATGCTCGTCCTGCGCTGAAAGCCACACGCTGGCCTGCATCTGGCCTGAAACGACCTGATAGCTGATCGAGACTAAGGTAGAGGCAGCGTCGGGCAGCGGCGTGACCACGGTCTGCCAGTTTTGCTGGCGCGTAAAACTGTTGCCCTTCTCGTCCTGGCCGCTGGCCGCGACCAAAAACTGGTAAGTGCCCGGTTGGGTCGTGGCCGGGAATGTCGTCCGATAGGTCCCCGTCCTCCGGTCGAACTGCAGCGTCTGGACGGCACTGCTGCCGGTGCCGGGGAAGAAGATCCCTTTTCGGGCCAGCGCCGTCGTCTTGACGAACAGGGCCTGGACGTCGTGCAAGCCCTCCAGCGAGCGCAGCGCCTCGTCGTATTCGGCTTGAGTAATGGTTTGGCTCGCAAGCCAATTGTCGAACCCCTGACCGGACCCGGCGATCACCGCCGTCAGGTGCGCGCTGCTTAGCGGCCGGCCTTGTAGCGATAGCGCTGCCACCATCGAGATCGGGCTACCGGCAAAGGTGGTGGGATTCGCAGAACCGACGCTAAGCGAGAGATTGGAGTCCGTTTTGACGCTGTAGGCATAGCTCAGAGCACCCTCAGTCGAGGCGGATGTCCCAACCGTGGCCGCGGGCGCGGCGGGCGTTACCGGTAAGCCCGGGACCGGCCGGCTAAAGATGATTTCGCCCCGGCTGACGATAATCGTCCATGCGCCATAGCGGGGCCTCACCTTGGAGTTGATCAGCGCCGCTTCGCTGACAAAATAACTCCGCGACAGGATTGTGGATGCGAAGCTGATCTCGAAAGTCGCGGCGTTCTGCGGGGTGACTAACTCGCCGAGCGGTGTCAGGAGCTGGACTTGCAGCAGCTCGCCCTCGGCTATTGTGCCGCAGCACACCAGGAACGACGCACTTTGGTCGTATTCGGTGATGACGACAATATGACGGTTCTCGTTGGCGCCCGGGGCGAGAATGGCGTCAGGATCAACCGCAAATTGAAGCCCGAGCGCGTTTGCGACGGATTTCTCGAACCCCGACAGGAGCTCCTGGGACGGTGTCCCGGTCGGTTGCGATTCGAAGTAGTTCGAAGGGTTCGACACGTTCGTGCCGCGGCTCTCGTTTGCGATCGCCTTCAAGGTTGCGGTATCGACCTGCCCACCCTTGGGATCACCGTAGGCAACCGAGATCACGCCAATCCTGCGGCTGGTAAAATAGGCCGAGGCTATTGTCTTGGGATCGTCGCCGACGTTCGACATGCCATCGGACATCAAGATCACCCACCTGAAATTGCGCCCGAACGCGGGGTCCACCGATCCGAGGAAGATCCCGCAATCGGTATTGGGATTGCCGGGATGACCGGCGGCCGTGTAGACCCCCCCCGGGCTTGCCTGTGTCCCCGCCATCGGCGTGCTGTCGACGGGATTGAACCCGGCCAGCTTCGTCGTCAGCGCGTTCGCGTTAGAGAGATTGATCTGACTCTCCGCGATAACGACCTCCGCAGATTGGTTGCCAGTATGGTCGGGGTACACCACGACGCCGAACCTGTCGTTGGCGCCGCCGGCAAAGCCCAGAAGGCTGTTCATGACCTGTCCCACGGCGGTTTGCAGGGCGCTCCAACGGCTCGCCCCGCCGGCGTCGTTCGTCAACATGCTTCCCGACAGGTCGAGGACGAGGACGACCTCGAAATTGCCGGCAGTCGCATAGAGCGAGACAGTGTTGAAATGTGCGGTAGCTCCGCTGGGTGCGGCCAGCGGGTCGTTGCAGGTCAGGGCAAAGGTCGTCGCTTGGGCGGCACTGCCGGTCTGCCCGGCGGCCGGGGCCGCGAACGACACCTGGAGGTTGGCGTTATCGGTGCTGCCCGGCGGCACCGTAAGCGGGTTCAGTAGCCTCATCGTGAAGTTATTGGTTTGCGCCGCTGGATTGACGCCGCTGACCGTCAGCGGGCCGGTGCCGTAGTTGCCGACCGGCACAAGCAATGAATAAGTCTTGCCGGCGATCACTTGTCTCGCGCTACCGGGAGCTCCCGGACCCGACAAGGTGATCGACTGGAGAGCAGTGCCAAAATCGATTGCGGGCGGACCGGAGGGCGGCAGGTTCAGCTGGCCGGGAACGGCCAGCCAAGGCGTTCTGGTATCCGAGGAATCGACATCGAATGTCAGCCCCTTCTGTGCCAACAGAGTCGTCGCATTGTCATTGATCGTAAAGCGGATTGTCCACGGAAGCGAGTTAAGATCCACGGCGTCGCGTGTAAAGCTGATCTGAAAGACGCCCCCGCCCAGCGGCCCGTAGCTGTAGTTAACGGATTTCGGCCCGCCCAAGGTGGAGATGGTCAGGGCACCGGTGCCGCCGCCAGTCTGCTGCAATAGGTGCCCCGGATCATCAAAGTTTGCATTCTGGTCCAGAATTTCGACGAGCGGCGGGATCGGCGGAGTTCCTGAATTGTTGGCGTTGGGATATTCGAAAATCGCAAAGTTCAAGACGCAAGTGTTGGCGCTTGTAACCGCCGACGTAAAGTCCTGGTTGCTGTAAGCAGCGGGATGGGCATCGAGTAATGCCTTCGTAATATTCTGATTCGGCAGCAGATTAAGGCTGTCCGAGAAGAGAAACGGGTCCACCCCAGAGGGGAACGTGGTAGCCATTGCTGTTTCTCCCTGACGATTAGGTTCAAGTGACGAGTAGAGTGTCTTGGCTCCTGACTGAGAGGCTCTGCACGGTGACAGCGATGAAGCACCGGTTGTTCGGTGCAGCCGCTACGGTCAGCGCGGCCGGGACCTTCACGGTAATGGCGGTGGGTGTGATGCTGACAAAATCGGTGGGTAGGGCCGGGATGGTATTGGTCCCGATAAAGCTGACCGAGGTGGTGGCCGCACTGGTGCCGAAATTCGATCCGTGCAGCGTCACCTGGCCGCCGTGCGATTGCGTCACCGGGCTGGTGCTCGGCGTTGTGGTGATCTGGCTCCCGGTCGGTCCGAAAGCGGGTGCCTGGATCGGCTGCGGATCGACGGTGAAAAGCGTGTCGCTCGTCGCCGTCATCGCCGGCACGCCATCGACGCTGACGGTGATCGTCATCGCGCTGCCCACCGCGACGGACAGCGTGGCAGGGACGTTCACCTTGATGGCAGTGTCGGCCACGCTAATGAGGTCGCCACCCGGGACCGCATAGACGGGCGGCATGACGTTGAACGTCACGCGATTGACGCCGGTGAATTGGCTGCCGTTCAGCGTGATCTGGCTGCCGGTAGGGGCATGGCTCGGGACGATCTGCCCGGTCGCGCCACCGGACGGGATGAAAACCGGCGGGGGCGGCGGGGTCTCGACGGTCACCGGCATCGGTGCCCGCGTCGTGCCGATCAGGGTCTGCACGGTCAATGCATTCTGGCCCGGAACCGACGCGGAGGGGACCGGAACAACCAGCGAGGTCGATGTGCTCGCCGGATCTATCGGAGCGGGGACGCTACCCAGCATCACGGTCGCGCCGCCAAGGTTGAGGTTCCTGCCGGTGACGACCATCGGGTTCGCCTGCCCCGGCAGGACGAGGTTGGGCGCGACACCGTCGATAACCGGGCTGAGGACGGCCTCGATGGCCGTCAGCCGCCGCGCAATCAGCACGATCGACAGATGCGTCTGTCTTTGGTCCTTGATGGTGACTGCCCCCCCGCCAGCCGGCCGGGACAGCTGCGCGATCGGAATAAAGACGTGCTGAGCGGGCACCGTCACAGGCGGTGTGCTCGCGTTTTCGGCGACCCGGACGACGAATTGCGCCTTGGTCCGGGTCGAGGTACGCAGGCCGAGATCGCCGCCGTTGCCGAGATCGCGGTCGCCGGTGTCGTCGATCTCGTCGGACCAGACATCGAGATAGACCGTATCGATGCGCGGGTTCGGCTGACCGGCGGAGGGCGCGGTCAGGGCCGGTAGCGGCGGTGGCGGCACCGCTGTTGGCGGAACGCTTTGAGTCAGATAGGTCGAGTTCGCCCCGAGCGTAATCGGCAGGCCACCCGCCAGATAGGTGCCGGCGGCGATCACAAAATCGAGCGGGTTAGGGTTCGAGGTGATGGCGAAATCTGCGGTACCTGCGATGCCGTCGCCGATGTGGCGGTGCACGATCTGCTGAAGCGTGGCGGAGATCAGGTCCCCAAGCAGGTTGAGATCGCGATCGAGGACAGGTACACCCTGCTCGACGTGCACGGACACATAGCCCTTGGACAACGCCTTGGCGAGGACATCGAATGGCGCCTGCGAGAAATTGCCCGCGGTCATGGCGTCGCCTGCATCTGATGCCGATTAAGCTCGTTCACGGGTCGACTACGACTGTGGTGAAGCCCGATCCGCCGGATTGCTTCACGTTGTAGACAAGCCGCGCGAACACCGGGCGGAACGGCGTCAGCGAGGCACGAAGCCGCTCGGCGGTCGCGGCATTCTGCGCATCGGTCTTTCCGTCAGCGGGCGTCAGATACAGGCCGGCGGTATCGCGGCTGATGAAGGCTTGCGCAGTCCGACGCGTGTCGTAGGTATAGTGCAGCCGGTCCTCGTAGCTGCGGATCGAGTTCTTGGCGGCGAGGTTGGCGATCGGGACGCGGCCGGTTGCAGGGGTGAATTCGGTATCGAATGTGCGGGAGCGATAACGGGCTCCAGTCTCCTGCGAGGCCATGAAGAGGCGCAGGTCGCCCGCCGATTCCACCACCGCTACGGGCTGAATGTCATTGGAAAGGCGGGCGAAGACGGGCGCCCACGACGCGAAGCTCGGGCCGGTCGATGACCAGATGCGGTTATGCTTAGCCAGTAGCGCGTCCGCCAAGGACCCGCGGCACGTCCAGGCGGCGGTTCCGTCGGCAACGTTCGCCCCCGGCGCCGTCGGGAAGGCCGGCGGCGCGGTGCCGCTCGTGCCCGCCCCGGTGCACTCGTACCACAGGCCGTTGACAACCGGCGGAACGACGCGTGCGCCGAGCCGGTAGGAAATCGAGCTTTGCCAGGGCGTGGCGAAACCGTTTGAATGCCAGAAAAGCAAAAGATTGCCGTTCCACAACACCGCCGCCGGCGCTTGGTCATGGATGAAAGGCATGGCGTCGGTGACATCGGACAACGTCCAGGCGGACCCGGTCAGGACGCCATGCCGAATGCGGCTCGTTTCGCCGCTATCCGCACTCCAAAACACATGGAGCTGGTTCGTAGCATCGAATGCGGAGGCCGGCGTTCGGTCGCCCGGGCCGGGCGAGACTAGGCTGGGCGCCGACCAGGAGGCGCCCGCATCCGAGCTGTTGCTGGCCCAGATCACGCTCTGGTCGGACTGCCTGGATTCCCAGACTGCCCAGATCGGCGCGTTCATCGCGCCGGTGCAGGCCAGCGCGGGGTTGCGGTTGTCCACCTTCTGGTGGGTCAGCGGACGCGCCGGTCCCGGCGCGGCAGCCGCACTCGGCCACGAGCGAATCCAGATCTCCTTCTGTCCGCCGCGGTTAGAGGCCCAAGCCAGCCAGATCGTTCCCGCAAGGCTGGTCGCCGTCGGCGCCTCATCGTACAGGCCCGGCGCATCGCCCAAGTCGGCGAGGGCGTTGGCAGGTGTCGGGTCGACCCCAAGGCGCTGCAGCCAGATCCGTCGCCGTTTTTGTCTCGGCCCCCGGCACGTCCAGACGGCGGAACCATCCGCTACCGTCGCACCGGCCGCGGTCGGGAACGCCGGCTCGGTGGGGCCACTCGTCCCAGCCGTCGTGCATTCGAAGACGCGGCCAGCCGCGCCCAGGGGTGCGATGACCGAGGCAGTCGGAGCCGCCGAATAAGCGGTGCCGGCCTGCCACTCGGAGCCGAGCCGGGTCGAGTGCCAGAACAGCCATATCGTTCCGGACGCGTCGCGGACCGCGGCGGGGCGCGCATCCACTCTGTCGGGATCGGCCTGCGTGACCAACGGTTCCGATGGCAGCGGGTAGACGTTCGCCTGGATTACCGGCGGTGTGAAGCCGGCGCCCGGGGTGGCTGAGGTCGCTTCGAAAAGTTGCCATAGCCGCACCTTTTCGACCGCGTTGGTCAGGAAGACGTTGTTGACGAACTCCTTTACCTGGCACGTCCAACCCGTGCCGCGGCTGGCGAGCGCCGCAATGTTGGGCGCAGTGCCGATGGTCGCAAAGACCTCGGGCGCAAATAGCAGATCTGCCCGCTGGCGCTCAGTGGGCACGGTCCGGTCCGTCGTCCAGCCGATGGTCTGGGCCAAGTAAGGCAGGTATTCTGCGCGCACTTCAAATGGGTCGTACAACGCCGGCAGGGCGTCGGACAGGCTACGTGCATGATCCAGAGCCAGCCCGAAGATCTGCAGGAAGCGGCGCAGCTGCCAGCTGCCCTGGTGTCCACTTGCTGGATCATCGTAGAAGCGGTGGACGGCAGGGAGTAGCGCAAACAGAGTGCCCGCAAACCCGTAGCTGCCGGTGGCGAGCACTGAGGCGCTCCCGGCACTCGTCAATCCTGCACCGGTGTCCTCGAACGCAGCGTAGTAGTAAGTCACTTTGGGCGACAGCCCGGCCGACGGCGTGGCTGCCGGACCGACCGGCGGCTCGCGGTCCCGCACCGTGAGCGTCCGCTCCATTTGTCCGGTAATGACGTTTGACCCCTCTATAAATTCGGACGTACGGATGATCGGCGGGTAGGCAAAGCCCCCGCCCGCATACGTGCCATTTCCGGTAGAGCCGGTGAGGCTGAACGTGTCCGGGGCAATCACAACGATCGGCCAGGTCCCGTTCGCCGCCGTATTCCCGGTCGCGCCCGCAATGCTGACCCGCGCCCCAGACGAAAGACCGTGCGCGCTCGACGTTATGACGGTGATCGGTGCGCCCGAGGTCGCGACGGCAACGGGAAGAGGCAGGTTGCCGCGCCCGGCCGGATCGACCGCGCTTGTCGTGAACGAGATCCGCAAGGGGGCGTTCGCGCGCAGCGACGAGGTCGTGATCTGCATCTCTTGGCGGCCAAAAGGCACCGTCACTGGACCATCCCCCGCCGGCATCCAAGCGAATTGGCTCGGGCTGGCAGCTTGGACCGTGGTTGTCTGCGGCTGGTTGGTCGCGGGCCCCGCCTGCGTATAGTCCGTTACGGTAGTTGTTGGGCCCGGCGCCACAGCATCGGTCGAGATCACCGCCGTGCCGGCCAGGGTTTCAGTTCCCCCCGCGGGGACGGTAAAGATCGATACAGTCGTGACGTTGTGGAATTGGGCGCTTGCCCCGGTCGCACGGGCGACGCGGCTTACCGACGCTATCGCCCATTTCTGCGGCGCGCCGCCCGTTCCCGGGTGAACCAGCACCGCGACGAGCTGCGGCTGCGGGTCGCCGGCGCCCGCGTAATACTCGAGCAATTCGGCCTGCTCGGCCCCGCATTCCGACCTGGGGTTGTCCATTAGGAACCGCCATGCATCCACCCGGGCCCATGCAGCCCCGTTGGCGGCGAACAGATCAGCGAGGTCGAACACGACCCGGCCGTCATCGGGCGACGCCGGGTAACTCCAGCGCCGCCGCACCAGTCGCATACTGCGCGTCAGCGCAGGCGGGTCTGACCAGGCCAGCGACAGGTCGGCCTCGTTTCCCGACAGGTTTGCGATGCCGGTGAGGGAGAGGTCGGCTATCATGCGCTGCCCGGCTGTGTGGTCAAATGGCTGGTGACCCCGTTGAACCCCTGCCATTGCGGCAGTTCGCCCGGATTGGAGACCCCGAAAGTCAGCTTGCCGTCGGCGGGCAGGCTCCCAGGCACATAGACCAGACCGCTTGCAAAAGTCGTGATGTTGACGCCAGCGACCCCTTCGATCTCCTGGATCACCTCGTAAAACCGGCTGATATAGAGGACCTGATTGAACTCCAGCGCGTCAAAGGAGAGCAGGTTGGTGACCGTCTGCTGCACTCGCTGCTGCACGAGATTGACCGCGAATTGCGGCTGCCAGAACACGGTCGCGTCGATGTAGACCGGGACATAAACAGGTCCGGTAATGTCGACGATCGAGTTCAGCATCCGCTTCGGCTCGAGGTAGGTCTGCAAGTCCTGGATGAGCGTGTCGCTCGGCATGCCGCCGCCCGTGGGCGCGACGACGAGCTTGATGGTGTTCCACCCGACCGACTGCGCCAGCACCTTGGCGACACCGAACGCTTGGGCGAGCGCCACGTAGTCTGCGGCGGTCACGGCACGGCCGGCCGACCGGAATTGCTGGGGCCCCCGGACGATCGCGTCGGCCGTGTCCTCGGCATCCGCCCCGCCGCTCGCGGCCTGCTGGTTGACTACGAGCCTCAGCTGGTCGATGGCGGTAACCGGCTTCGAGATCGCGGCAGCGGGAACATTTCCCTTGGCTCCCCCTGCAACGCAGTAGGTCGCAGAGATGTTGTTGAAGCCGCGCAGCGGAGCGCGCGCGTAGGGATTGCCACCGAACTCGACCCACACCACCCCGTTCTCGTCGCGCCGCACCGAATAACTGTTATCAGTCGGCTGGCTCTCGAGCAGGCTCGTCACCCGGGTCCAGACCACTGGCCCGGCGCCCTCATCGACACTGATGGCCAGCGTCTCATCCACGACCGGAGCACGCGCCAGGGGGTAGCGCTGGCCGCTGCTCCCGTCCGAGGACGCCACAATTTCATTAGCGACGTTGGCGTCGACCTGCACGACCGGCAAGGTCTGGTAGGCCCGGTATCCCGTGGTGCCCGGCGGCAGTGGCGAAGGCAGCGCCTGCCCGGGATCCTGGGTTTGCAGCGTTCCCCGGGCGTCGACGACGGCAAACGGCAAAGCGCCTCGGTCGATCGTGATCGGTGTCGGCAGGATATATTGAAACGTAACCGGGGTGCCGGTTACCGTGGCCGTCGTCTTGAAGGCGGAAAGGCTCGGAATCGTCACCGTGCCGCTGGCGCTGCTGGCGAATAGCAGGGTAAGGTCGGCAGAGGCCGGCAAGGGCGGCCGCAGCTCGTAGCCGATCAGCCGCAGATGCTGGAGCACGCTGCGCCGCTCCACCGCGGTCCCGAGGAAGCTCTCGCCGGCGATCCGATCCTGGTTGTAGAAGAGAGAATCGCCCATAGCGCAGAACAGCTCGAGCAGCATGACGCCCAAATCGTTCGGCGACTGGTCCGTCCATTCGGGCATTTGCTGGGCGGCAACATCCTGGAGCGCCAATAGCAAGGAGGCGTAATCTTTGTTGCTGTAGGGGATCTTGACCGGGCCGTTGCTCATGAGGGCTTAGTGCTCCCGTCAAAGTGCATTGAAGGCCACCGGTATGCTGAGGCTCTGCACGGCTTGCGTACGGCGCACCACGTAGCGGACGTTGATCATGACTGTCGCAAGGTCGCCGGATTGGGAGACGGTCAATTTCTGCAGCAGCACCCGCGGCTCTAGCAGGCCGACTGACTTGCCGATCTGGTGCTGGATAATCGTCCAAAGCACCTGATTGTTGGGATCCTGCACCAGCTGGCGGAGGCCCGCGCCGTAGCTCCGGCGCATTACGCGCTCGCCGATATTGGTCAGGATAATGTGAACGACGTTCGCGCGCAGCTTATCGTTGTCGCTTTGCGCCTGCACGCCGCCGGTGGCCAGATCGATCCGGAACGGGAAGGCGAACCCGGTGATGCTCGGCTGTATGAGATCATTGGCCATAAGCGCTAAACCGCGGTTAGCTTGCTTTGGCCGGCCACGGCCATCAGCTTCCCTGGTGGGGCGCCGTTCGTGACCCCTTGAACCGTATCCAGGATCACTCCCGAACCGCCTACCGTCAGCTTAAGCGCCTGACTGGCGGGGGTTATTGACACGACATTCGTGCACGGGGTCGTCGAGGCGCTTACCTGCGTGCAGTGCGCTATGGCTTGACCGACGATTCCGTCGCTGAGCAGTACGGCATTGCCGCCAATGGTCAGCTTAGCCTTGCTGATGACCGCCACACTTCCTTTGTGGCTGCATTCCACGTCGCTGGACACTGTCAACGGGTTGCCCATGTCGGTTAGCTCACATCGACCGTACTCGCGACCGTCAGGCTCACCGCCGGTCGGCTGAGAACAATCTGCTGATCCGTGACCGTGAGGCTGCTCTGGCCACAGCTTGCGGCAATGCCGTTGCTGTCGAGCGTAAGGGTGGCCGTGCTGCCGCCGCTCGGCTGGTAGTTCAGCGCAATCCCGTTCTCCGAGGTGATTGTGATCCCGCTTTTGTCGAAGGTTATCGTGGCCTTGTGCACCTCGTTCTTGATCACGAGCTGCTCGCTGCCGCTCGTGTCTTCGAGCTGGATCACCTGACCGGACTTGGTGCGGATGATTTTCTGTTCCTGTGTCGGCGCGCTGCCGTCCACCGTCTTCGGCGTCTCGTCTTTCGGGTACCAGACCGCACTCCAGATCGGGTAATTGATGTCCCCATTCACGAACTCGACCCAAACCGTGTCGTTGTGGTTCGGAACAAAAAAGTAACCTGGCAGGAATGCGGGCGCAGCCCGGACCTTAATCGGCTGGCTGCCGCTGCCCTCAGCGGTTTCCTCCAGAATGCCCGGAACAGTGACCACGACCTCGCCGCGATGCGACCCAGAGTCGGGTGGACTGTTGTCGGCGACGAGACCGGCATACTTGCCGAAATAACGCTCCGGTGGCTGGCGGCCGTAACGCGGGTCTTCGTCGGTTACAGGCATGCTATCTCCTGCAGTCGAATTCGCTTCGGTAGCCTTGCTCATCGAGGATGTGGCGCACTTGCGACAGGAACCACGTTCCGGAGAACCGGCCGCCGACATCGCCGATCATGATATTCGTTTGCGCAACCAGTTGCCGGATCCCCACTGTGCTTCCGCTTGCCCGCATGCCTAGCAAACTGATGGAGAACTGGTTCTGTGCGATCACACTCTGCTGCTCCTCGGTGATGAAGGTGGAGGTCGCCTCGCGGACCGAGGTGCCGAGGTCGGTCCGCAACGCCGCCTGTGATGCGCTGGCCGAGGTAATCAGCTGGGCGAGCTGCGCTGCTTGGTCGGGCTGCGCCGCCGCAAGGGCGGACAGGTTTTCGCTGAAGAAATCGTCCTGGGTGGTGCCGACGTCTTGCAGGTCGGTCGTGTCGAGTTCGGTAACCTGGCCGGTGTCGTAGTCGATGCCCGACAGCACGCGGGGCAGCTCGATCTGGCTGACGTCGACGCTCGATTCGAAGCTGAGAAGCCGGTTCGAGACGTCAGAACGGCCGTAATAGACGGTTACTGCCGGGTCCATCGTCATGGCGGCATACTGGGCGATGAAGTGCAGGGTGTCGCGCTTATCCCCCGCGGTCACATACATGACACAGCCATAGGTTGCCGCCAGCCTTCTTAGAAAGGCGAGGTCGGTCTCTTCCTGCTGGCGTACCCCGTTGCCCGGAAAACCCGGATCGCCGAGCAGATTTATCTCGATATCGCTGAAGTAGTCCGATGCGACGCTTTCGACGATGTCCGAGAGAGCCATGTCCGCCCACACCCGGTTGCGCTTGCGAAGGCCCATGCGCATGCTCGGGTCATAGGCGTTCACCTTGATCGTCGGGGTCTGCTGAGTAGGGAAGCTGCCGCTCACCTTGTAGATGCGGCCGCGGAACACCACAGCGTGGTCGTCGTCCGTCCCCAGCTCTACCTCGACATTCATGCCCTCCTGGATCGCGTGGCTGAGGACTTTGAACGGGTCCGCCATCTCGACCACCAGAGAGTCTGGCATGCTCTCGCCTTGCTCGATCGTCAACGAGGAGATGTCGTCGGACGCTTCGTATGTCACACCGCTAGAGTTCACGCTGATCCGGTAGTAGAGATCTCCGGACATCGCTCAGCGCCCTGCGGTGCGGGTGGCCGCGCGAAGCGGCGGAATGATCAGAGTGTCGCCAGGCGAGAGGTCGAGCGGGAAACGCGCGGGATTGGCGTCGGCGATGCGCCACCACAAATCCTCCCGGCCATAATAGGTGAAAGCCAACTGGTCGAGCGTCTCACCGGCAATCACCGTGTGCAGCAGCGAATCGGGATAACTCACCACCGGCGGAGTCGGCCGTAGCGAAAGGCTCGGAACTCCGTCGATTACGACCGTCGTTAACCCGGCATATCGCGAGTAGATCGTAACTGCCATGCTCAACCTCCTCAAAACAGGCGGATGTTTTGTAGACCGAGCGCGGCGAGCAGGTTTCGATGCTGTTTATCGAGCTGATAGAACGCATTGCCGTCGTCCTCGATGACATCGAGGGTGACCGTTACGTCGGCACGCACCGGCGCGAGCGCGCTGTTGAACTGGGTTTCGGTGATCTTGATATCGGTCACGACGCATTCGAGGACTTTCGTGCCGAACCCGAAGTAGCAGGTCGGCGGCGCCGCGAGCCGCTTGCCGGGCGTCGATCCTCCTCCAAGCAGATTGCTGATCATTCCCCAAGCGTCGGCCTTCGGGTAAAGGAACGAGCGCAGCTTCGCGAGCTCCGTCGAAATGCCGTTGTCGACCGGCGTCGGGTTGATCGCGTTTGTGCCCTGTTCGAGTCCATGCAGTTTCAGATCGAACGAGATCGTGCGGTGGCCGCCGCCCGTATAGACTTTGCCCGGCGCGTTGCCAGAGAGCGTGGCGGCACGGTCCGCATAGTTCACGGCCTTGTTGTCGCTGACGGAGTCAGGGTTGTACTGGAACGTCAGGACGAGTGGCGGGATCATCTCGATATTCGCGAGGAATCCGCGCAGGACCTGGCTCTTTGAATCGCTCATGCGCGGCCTCGCGGTCGGTCAGTGAAGCTTGCCACTACGAAACCGCTCCTCCTGAATGAGCAGGCGCATCCTGCCCAGGATCTGCCGTACGGCATCGCCGCTCCGCGCACCGGTCGGCCCGGAGGCAGGCTGCGATGACTGCTTGGCCATGCCGGCGACGACCTGCCGCACGTTGTTGAGTTCCGCCTCCACAAAGCGCCGCAGACCGTTGGCCACCGCTAAGATGTTGGTCACGCTCGGAGTTGCTTGCGGCTCGCGTTCCACGAGGGCTGGTGGCTTGGCGCCCTTCCGATCGCCTACCGGCCATCTTGCGGGATGGGCCAGGGGCATGGGCAAGGCAGACGCCGGCAAGTGTTCGCCCAGAGTCGCCCGTCGGGTCTCGTTTTTTGGCGCGGCGAGATCGGCCCAGATGAACGACTGCGCAGCCTTCGGTGACGGCTGCGGCCCGTCCCGTGCCGGCGCCTCGCCGGCGGTTGCGGGGAGAGGCATTTCGGCGTCGGCGCGACTGACGTGCACCGATGGCTCGGGTGTGGTCCAGGAACTGGTTTCCGCCGCCGCAGGGATCAGACCCGCCTGCTGTACTCGCGCCCGACGGACGGCATCGAGCTGCCAGCTGAACCCGATGACCGGCATGGCCGGGGCGGAGAAGCCGGTTGTCGCGCGTCGGGCCGAGCCCACCACTGCGACTGCCGTGTCTCTCGGGGGGCGCAGGGTGCGACGCGCGGCGAAAAGCGCTAAACCGGGCGCAACCTGTTCTAGGTCGGCAAGCGGACCGCCCGCTTCGCGCCGAGTGATCGCCTCGCCGGAGCTAGGCTGGACAACGCTGCCCACCGCACGGCCGGCCGGGTCGCTGCTGGGTCCAGCAGCCCCCCCGAAGACCACACCGGGCGTTAGAGCCAGACCGGCTGCCGCACCCTCGTCAGCCGGCGGCCCCAACAGGTTCCGGAGGCGCGGCGCCGGATCGTATCCGGCGCTGCCCTGCGCCATACCTCCCGGAGCGGCGACAGTGGCAGGCGATTGGATGGTGGACGGTCCACCCGCACCCGGCACGGACCCACCATCCTCGCGGAGCGGGCCGGGAAAACGCCCCGTCGCCCATGGCAGCTCGAAAGCGTAGGCACGTGCATTGCCCTGAGCCGGGAGGACGCGGCCGAGCGCGATCAGCGGGAGCCCCGACAGCGGGGCCCGCATCATCGCGCGCCTCACACGCGCGACGCCGATCAGCAGCCTGATCGAGGAAGGCAGCGCATCCGGTTGACCGGGCGGTGCATTTATTGTGCTCACTGCGCGACCGTCCTTGCCCTCATCACCGCCTGAACTGCTCAGCAAGTTCCTCCGCAGCCTGGTTATCCGCCTCGATCCGGGCAGCGAGCATGCCGACATAGTCCTTCCGCTCCGGCACCTCGAGGGCCATGATGTCGTCGTGGGACCAGTGCAGGTGATAGGCCAAGTAGAAAATCTCCTCCCGCAGCCGGTTATTAATCACGCGAGCAAAAAAAAATTCGCGGCTTCGAGGAAGGCCTCGAACTTTGTTGCGCAATCGGAGCAGCGCAGCGAGCGCCGAAAGTCGACGCCCGGTGCATCGCCATCCAGCGCGCGGTAGATCGCTTGGCGATCACCCAACGTCAGATCTCGCAGGATCCGAACGCCGTATGCTTCGAGCGCGGCTCGCGGCAACGTCCCGAACGTCTCAATGCAGCGCAGGATCAGGGCATCCCGCGCGCGCAGCGGATCTCGCACTGCGGTATCCGCCACGAATTCCTCATCGTCGCCGCGCGGGAGGCGGGTGCGGATTTCCTTGTGCCAGGTGCCGTCGCGGTCGCGATAACCGTCTTCCAGCACCACGAGCGTGCTCTGCGGAGGTCTTTCGCCATCGTAGCGGCGAACCGCGATCTGGCCGAGGTCCTCGACGACCGGGACATCGGCGCCGCATCCTGGGCACATATACGTGCAGGGTAGCGCATCGCCCAGCGTGAAACGACGGATCTCGAGGAGCAGGTAGTTGCGGTCGGCCGAGAACAGCCGGGACACCACATGCGGCGTAATCTCGGTCTCGGTACCGAGCCGCACGAGGCAACCGGCAATGAGTTGCGTGACGAGCCGAGCGGACGATACGGAGGTGTCGTACAGCAACGCCTCCTCGTGGCCTCGCATCTTGCGCACCGCCGCGGAGCGTCTCAGATTTCCCGCGGCGTCGATGCAGCCGACCGGTAGGAGGACCTCGCGTTCGCTGGAATTCATGGGACGACGCGATACATGCGCTCGACCGCCAGCACGATCGTCTGCTTCATCAGCCCGGAGCTTGCCGCATCCAGGTCGCTAAACTTGGACGACTTGATCCAGGCGCCCTCGAACGCGTAGCGAAGGACCTCGACGCCGAATTGGATTTTGACTACAGAACCGTTCTTGCGAAGTGGGGAGCCCCGGCCTGGTGGCGTGCCGGACCCGTCGATCTGGAACATCTGCTGGAACCAGGTAAGGAATGTACCGTCGGCCGGCGAGCCGTCCAAGTTTCTCTCCAGCGTCAGGTCGCCGAACTTAACGATGCCGGAGCTGATCTTGTGCGTGATGTTGGCGCCACCATCGGGCTGATCGATCGACTCGACCTCGCCATCGCTGAGGCCGCTGACCTTGGTGACGCCCGGGCTGTCGATGCCGTCGATCTCGACGACAAACTCATGAGTTCGATAAGCTTCTCTGAACCCTGAAAGTGCCATCTCGCTAGCCCTCTTGAGGTTGTCGTTCTGCGGGGTGCGGTCAGCTCTCGGTCGCTGTGGCGCCGCCCTCCTGCTGGCCCACCGTGATCACGATCGTTTCGGCCGGACGGGAGGGATAGAAGAAAACCTCCACATTGAGGAGGCCCTGCTGGATATTTGACGGGGGGTTGTTCTCCGCGTCCACCTTGACTGTGAATACGCTCGCGGCCGGCCCAGGGCCGAATGCCCCGGCCCGCCAGAGGCCCATGAGGAACGGTGTCACGGAATTGAATTTGATCTTATTCCACAAGGTAGTATCGTTCGGCTCCTGCACCACCCAACGCAGACCGTTCTTGAGTGAGCTCTTGACGTAGTTGAACAGCAATCGGACGTTCACATAGAGCCACAGCGTGTTCGTGCTGAGCGTGCGAGAGCTGTCGATGATGATGCCCGCTCCGGTGATCGGACGGATGGCGTTGACGCTGCCATTCTTCACCAGGTCCGTATGGTCGGTGTCGTTGAGCCTTGCGCGCACGTCGAGCGCGTTGTTGACGAGCGCGCCGTCGCCGGCTGGCGCCTTCCAGATACCGCGCTGCTGGTCGGTCCGCGCATAGACGCCCATCACGTGGCCGGTCGGCGGGATCCAGATCAGGGTACCGACTGGGTCGATCACTTGAATGAACGGCAGGTAAAGGGCGCCGTAAACCTTGTTGGCCTGTAGAGATTGCCCATATGTCTTCGCCGCCGCAAGCGGCTGCGCCCCGCCATCGGGCACATGGCCGACGAACATGCAATCCCCTCGGTTGCTGCAATAGCTCAGAGCAGCCTGCACAACCGTGGCGTCCGCAGTCTCCGGGCAGGCCAGGAGCTCGATGGGCAGTGTGTCAAGCAACGAGGGGGTGGAAAAGGGCGCTGCAAGCGCAGTGTTCAGCGTGTTGCCGGACAAGGTGTCATCGGCTCCGCTCGTGAGGTTAGTGTATGTGCCGCTCGCTGTTGGCGCCGGTGGCGCCGTGCCGCTCGCGGCGACCGATATGTATTTCGAGCCGGTGCTCGGGTCATTGATCGCTGCCGGCAGCTGATATCCGGCCGCCCCGGACATTGACAGTTTGGTCCAGGACTCGAGGATTTTGTACGTCGTTGTTCCGGCGCTCGTCGTGCTCTGCGCGACGATGAGATCGAACGCGTCGGTGACCTTCGGATTGCTCGCATTGCTGACGATCGCGATCCCAATTGAACGGCCCCAGGTGCCCGGGTCGGGAACACCGCGAGATGCCGCCGTGACGGTAAGCGCCGTGGCCGGAGGCGGTGGGGCCGGAGGCGGTGGGGCCGGAGGCGGTGGGGCCGGAGGCGGTGGGGCCGGAGGCGGTGGGGCCGGAGGCGATGCCGGAAAGGTTGCAGAGGCCGGGCTGGCCGTGGTGTCGACAATGCGCAGGACATAGGCCAGCGATCCGCCATTATCGAAGAAGCCGCGGATCGCATACGCCCCTACAAAGCTCGTTTGCGTGCCGTTGGTGTTGCCGGCCTTCACGTAGCTGCCGAAGTAATCGGTGAACTGGGTGAAGTTCGAAACTTGCCGGACCACCCCCGGCACGCCCCGCTGCGAACGGATCACGAAACCTGCCACCGAAGTCGGCGCGCCCTGGATGCTGGGCGTGGCGCCATCGACCTCCAGCAGATTGATGCCGAGGTTCAAGGCCATGTCCTACTTCTCCGTTACAGTGAACGTCACATTGGCCCCAGCCGGCGCCGCGGGAGATGTGGTGGCAGGGACCTGCTGACCCGCGGTGAGCACGACTGAGGTGAACGGCGTCGGTACTTCGCTGGGTGTCGCATCCAGCAGCATCGCCAGAGTCACGACATAGTTGAGTGACGGCTTCAGTTTCTGGTCGAGCGCCGTCCAGAACTGCGGATGGTGCTTGACGATGCCGTCTTGCGAAGCGATTACCGTGGGGTATGGTGGGATTTGCCCGACCAGTGAACCTTGCAGCGCAGCGGCGTTGATCGTCTGGTTCCGCAGCAGGACGACGAGTACCTGGCTGAGCAGGTCATGCTCGTCGAGGACCGCGTCCGCCGCGGCAATGCTCCAGGCGGTGATGCAATAGGAACAGTCAATGCGGATCGGCGGGGGGGCGCGGGCCGCCTGCCGCCCATCCGCGCTTCTGGTCATGATTGCCTCGTAGGTCCGCATATCGAGGTTCTCGCGGACGTCATACAAATAGCTATTGACCGTGAGCGCCGTCAGTGCCGAGCGCCAAGTCGCATCGGGTAGGTCGAAGCTGATGGTCGCGCCGGCCAACGACGATCCCGTCGCTGCGCCGGTCTTCAACATAGAACTGATCGTCGCATCCAGATCGCGAATCACGACCACCGCTCCCTACTGGGACACGGAACTCGGTCTCCTATGCTAGACCACATGTCCGCCTAAGGACGGGGCGACCCGTCTCGCAGTATGCAGGTAGCGAGGGTTGCGCCGGCCGCCCAACCCGACACTCTCATCGGCGCATCGTCCCGTGCTTACCGGGTATTTCGTTCCTAACCGAGCTGAGGCTCACCCAAGAATCCTTTGCGCGGGGTCCGCTCACAATGGCGCGTCCGGCACTACGAATGAGAAGCCGTGTTCCTGGATCGGCGCGCCCTCGCTGATGAGCGACACATTCGACTCTATCTTTAACCGAGCGTGCGACATACGGCACAGAAATCTGATAGGCTTTGTCAAAGATCACTTCCCAGATCCGGAACAATTCTTTCCGTGGACAATTCGGCCGGCATGAGGTCACTGCTTCGTCGGGCCTGAAAGGATCCGGATGACGCTGATTCAGCAGCCCTGGCGGCAAGATTGGCGTGTCTTCCAGCATGCGCATCATTCAACCAGCTATCAGCTGCGGCAGCGATGTATCCTGCGCCCAAGCGGTGGAAAGGAAATGCAGATCGAGCGGAGGCTGATTGCCCGTCCGGGCTGGGACGCCCCCGCGGAGTACGGACAATTCCATTGGGATAGATCCGATAGAAAAAAATCGAGCCCCCCGCGGAAATCGGTTGGGCGAATCTTTGGCGAGATAGACATGGAACTCCAGTTGATTGTTGAAGTACCGAGGATCTGCGACAAAGCGAGCGTGCAACATTCCGACGACCACTTGGCTTACCGTGGCGATGGCACGATAATCGGCCAAGTGCAGACACTCCGGAGTCCCAGTCCGCTAAATACCTGTACACACGCAGGCAGCGGCGCGTCTGCAGGAGACAAAGTTTAGGCATTTTACATGCAGCCATCGATGGGCGTCGGATCCACGCATTATTGGAGCTTTCACTGGTAACCTGTCAGCGCCGCCACCAAGATTTCGGCTGAGAGTTCTGCCAAGCGAGACGACCGAGGACGCAGCTGGTGGATAAATCCTTCCTTGCCAGCGCTATCGATAGCGACGACCTTCAATTCCGGAAAGCTGTGCAGCAGTGGCAGGAACGACTCGGCTTTGTTGGGTTCGCTCACCTGCGCAATCACCGCCTCGGCACTCATCAACTTGATTTCAGCAGCCAGATCTCTGCTGTCGGCAACGCGACCGGCCACGATCATGTCCGGCAATGGCGCGAGCGCCGCGGTGACGATGTCGGACAGCATATTGGATAATCCAGCCAGCAAGATACGCACGTCTTACGGGATCTCCTTGGACCTGAGCCTAACACTCTAGGCGGCCGCCGCGGAATGGTCCCTTAGGTCCGGAAAATGGCCCATAGGAGGGCCTGGATCACCGAGTGAGAATGGCACGCACCGCTGCGCCGGTCTTGCCCGAGCATGAGCCGACATATTAAGGTCAAGTGATCCGGCGATCTAGTTTCGGTCCGATTCGGATCCAGACCGAGGGTAGATCACCAATTCGACAAGGTTGTTGCCGGAGATCAGCTGCCCGGCCGGTCGCCCGATAAGCCGCCGGAGCGGATTGACTGAACGATTTTTTCGATCGGCTCGCTCGGGGGGCGTGCCAGAGATCGAGTGAATGATTTCTCTGCGTCGACGAACGTTCAGCTTTTGCAATATATTGTGCACGTGGTTCTTGATGGTCGCTGGTCCAAGGTGCAGCCGTCGTGCGATTTCTTTGTTGGCTAATCCGGTCGCGACCAGTGCGGCGATTTCCCGCTCTCGCCGTGTTAGCGAGGAACTAACAGCCGCCGCCGGCGGTGTCCGCGACTGGGTCGCCACGCGATCGAACAGTAGCGCAGCAATACGGGGCGAGCATACGAGCTCATCTCGTAAAGCGTGCAAAACCGCGGATACCAAATCCTCAAGGGACCCGTCTTGCTCGACATAGGCGCAGATCCCAGCCTCCGCATAACTAAACACATTGGTTTCCATCTCGGACACTGCGAAGGCGACGACGCGCAGGGCGGGAAGAACCTGCAACGCACGCCGGGGAATGGTAAGCCCCTCAGTGGCCATGAGATCCAGTAGAAGGACCTGCGGTCGAAGCTCCTGGATCTGGACAATGACATCGCTCGAGCCGCCGGCTCCGAGGACGTGGAGTTCGCTTTGTCGCGCCAAGACCGCGATCAGCCCGTCGCGGTGAAGACGCACATCGCTGACGACATAGACGCGCGGTGGTGAAATATTACTCGAGGTGCGGGGCTTGTGGTTGTGGTCCGCAAGCCCACTCGAAGTTTCCCCCGGCATTCGGACCTCCTGCCAATGGCGTGGTCAGTCCGCTATCGTTCGGAAATGAGCAGTGCAGTTGAGGACAGCTTACGTGACGAAGTTTTCGCCACCGAATATTACATCTTTGCCATTAGCCAGCCCCATGTCGGGGGGTGAGATTGTCTTCCTTTGCCGGATAGAGTACATGGCGGATCTCCCTTTTTGTGAGGATTTGTTCCGAGTCTGTTCGACTGCGCTCCCGCTTAGCCAGCCTGTAATCTAAGTTAACAAAAAACCTGTCCGTTTGCAACTCCTCAACGCATTCGCTGAGCGTTCTCGCTTCTGCTCAACGCTACGGGCGTAACGAAGCGCGATGGCACCTGCCATTGGCTGGCCGCAGCAGCCCAGAACCTGGCCTTCGCAATCGAGGGCTGGAGTGATGATTCATCGGGAGCTAGCAACAAAAATTTGCGCCGGCCGTACTTGGCCGATGCGCCGTAGCCTAGGAGCTGCTCACGCCCGTTACTGGGCGACCCAGTAATGCCGGGTCGTCGGGTAAACAGACGCTTGCGCTGTGAAACTCGGTCCGGTCATTTCAGT